GCCAAGGTGCAATTCAACGGCAAGCTGCAGATTGGTGACAGCTACATCCGCGAGATGGGTTTTGAGCCCGGCGCTGAGTTTGACATCAAACTTGGCCGCAACAGCATCACGCTGACTGCTGCGTAAACTGCACCTATGACTGCGGCGCTGTAATGTTCACCGGCTATAACGCATACGACCGGCCGATTGCGCAGCGCCGCGTTACTCGCGTACAGGATGCCAACTCATCGTGGTACGCGATGGAGCAGCATTGGATCCTGATTGAAGATCTGATGCAAGGCACCTATGGGATGCGCAAAAAGCATCGCCGGTATCTGCCGCAAGAGCCGCGCGAGCTAGACGAGTCCTACGACAACCGCCTAGCACGCAGCGTATGCCCGCCGTTCTACCAGCGGCTAGAGCGGATGCTGGCCGGCATGTTGACGCGCAAGCCCGTACGGCTTGATGACACCGCTGATGTGATCCGCGAGCAGTTGTTTGATGTTGACCTTCAAGGCAATGACCTCAACGTTTGGACCTACGAAACCACCCGTAAGATGGTCCGTTATGGCCACGTTGGTGTACTGGTGGATGCACCTGCTGATGGGGGTAGACCCTACTGGGTGACCTACACACCACGGCAGATCCTTGGCTGGCGTGCTGAGCAGCAGGAAGGCCGGCAGGTGTTGACGCAGTTGCGACTAGCCGAGACGGTCACAGTTCCTGATGGTGAGTTCGGCGAAAAGGCAGTGGAGCAGATCCGCGTGCTGACGCCAGGTGAATTTCAACTGCACCAAAAACAAGACAACGGCGACTTTAAGGTTGTCGACGAGGGCCGCACAAGCCTTTCTGAGATTCCCTTCTCAGTTGCCTATGCGCAGCGCCATGGTTTCATGGAGTCACGGCCACCGCTGGAGGATATTGCCGAGCTGAACCTCAAGGCGTATCAGATCCAGAGCGACCTAGATAACCAGCTCCACATCAGCGCTGTGCCGATGCTGGCGTTTTACGGCTTCCCATCTGCTGCGGAGGAAGTATCAGCTGGCCCCGGCGAAGCAATTGCATTCCCTGCTGATGGCCGGGCAGAGTACATCGAACCGCAAGGCCGCAGCTTTGATTACCAGTTCCGCCGGCTTGAGCAGTTAGCAGCGCAGATCAATGAGCTTGGTCTATCTGCAGTGCTCGGTCAGAAGCTATCGGCTGAAACCGCCGAAGCCAAGCGGATCGACCGCAGCCAAGGCGACAGCACCATGATGGTAATTGCGCAGAACGTGCAAGACATGATTGACAATTGCTTACAGTTTCATGCGCAGTTCATCGGCAACAACACCGCACCTGGCAGCGCTTATGTCAATCGCGATTTCCTTGGCACACGCCTTGAGCCGCAGGAAATCCAAGCTTTACTGCAGCTTTACACTGCTGGCACCATCACGCAGGAGACTTTATTGCGCGAGCTTGCCGAGGGTGATGTCCTGGGCGATGACTTTAACGTAGACGAAGAGCTTGAGGCTACAGCCAATGCGGGGCTTGATCTTCAACCTGCTGGATTGGGTGACGGATCAACTAGTGGAGCTGATGATCTGGATGGAACCGAGGAAGCCGAGGAGACAGGAGCTTGATTATCACGTCAGCGCATTGCCGGAAGAGGTTCTAGCCATTGTGCGGATCACTTGGTACAAAGACGGCAAGGCAGATGAAGTGGATCAAGTCACCCTGATGGAAGACGGCCAGAACGGGTATGACGCATTTGCATCATTGGTAGGCACTGCATTGAAGCAAGGCGCTAATGTCAGCATCCGCAGCGGCTATCAACCGGAGGATTTAGGTATCTATCAATGAGCACACCGGAGTCGCTGTATCGCAACGCAATCGACCTAAATCGCTACAGCAATAGCGTCGCGCGGCGTGTGATCAATGCCTACAACGACATCATCATTGATGCAGTCAATCAACTGCGCACCATTGATGAGCTGTCGGCACCAGTCAAGGCAGCACGGCTGCGGGCGATATTGGCGCAACTCAAGGATTCGCTAGGCACGTGGGCAGGCGACGCAACAGAAATCACGGCGACCGAGCTGCAAGGCATTGCGCAGTTGCAATCAGAATTTGTGACCGATCAACTGCGGCGTGCATTACCAGTCGGTGCCCGCGACGCAGTGCGCACCGTAGAGATCAGCCCGCAATTTGCGCAGTCAGTGGTGACTACTGACCCGACGCAGATCAACGTAGTGGCGCTCAGTGATGACCTGTTCGCTGCAGTGCAAGGCGCACCGCAGACATTTAGCCTCACCGCAGCGCAGGGCACCATGATCACGCTCCCCAATGGTGAGGTGGTCAGCAAGGCATTTCGCGGCATCGCCGTGGATCAGTCCGAGCGGTTCTCGCAAGTGGTGCGGCAAGGATTGCTAACTGGTGAACCGACGCCGGCCATTGCAAAACGGCTGATTGGAAACCTTGAATTTGGCGAGCAGGCAAAGACCGTGAAACAGCTTGTGGCAGCAGGCGGTCAAGCAACAGCAGTAGCCGATAATCAGATCGTTACGCTAGTGCGCACCAGCATTAACCAAGTAGCCAATGCAGCCAGCCAGCAGGTGTATGAAGCCAATCAAGACATCACTCAAAAGTATCGCTATGTGGCAACACTGGATACCAGGACCAGCAGCATTTGCCGTGCATTGGATGGCCGTGAGTTTGAATACGGTAAAGGTCCAACACCACCACAACACTTCAACTGCCGATCAACCACGGTCCCGGTGATTAACTACAAAGAGCTTGGCTTCGATCCACCACCACCGAGTAAACGTGCAGCAGCAGGCGGCATGGTGCCGGCGGACCAGACCTATGGGCAGTGGCTAGCTAAGCAAGACCTGGCAACCAAAGCCAAGGCATTGGGCGCTAGTAAGGTACCGTATTTCAATCGACTTGCTGACAAGTACGGCCCGACTGATGCCATTGCCAAGCTCGTTCGCGATGACGGATCAGAGTTAACCTTAGAACAACTACGCGCTCGATACGGTGCCTAAGAAGCCTGGCCTCTACGCCAACATCAACGCCAAACGCAAGCGCATTGAAGCGGGCAGCAAGGAGCGCATGGCACGCAAGGGTGACCCTAGTCGCCCGAGTGCGGCTGACTTCAAGGCTGCTGCGAAGACTGCGAAGAAACCAAAGCGCAAATGAGCATCACGTACCGCGGCGAGCAGTTTGAGGGTTACAACAAACCCAAGCGGACGCCAAAGCATCCGAACAAATCGCACGCGGTGCTCGCCAAGGAAGGCGACAAGGTAAAGCTGATCCGATTCGGTCAGCAAGGCGTAAGCGGCAGCCCGGCACGCGAGGGTGAATCAGCTACTGCAAAGGCAAGGCGTGCATCATTCAAGGCGCGGCACGCAAGCAACATCGCTAAGGGCAAGATGTCTGCTGCTTACTGGGCTAATCGTGAGAAGTGGTAGCTTCCTGGCAGTGGATCCAGTCCTTTAATTCCGCTACATACCATCGCAGATCTTGCGCTTTAGCAGCGTGCCAACCGCTTCCGCTTTGGCGATACAACCGCTCGTGGCGGTCGATTGCATTTAGCAGTTCCTTAATCAAAGGATTCCAAGGTTCGCGGATTGGTGTATTCCACTCGCGGGCCATTGTTCTGGCTGCTGGTACGATGGCAGCGTAATTAAGCCTGCGGCTTATCCATGTCTGAAGAGCAACAAGCCTTGGAGTCTGCGACTACCGAAGGCGGCAATACCGAGGCACTGCAGCGCAGTGTTGAGGCGCTAGAACGCAAGAATCAAGAGCTGATTGCAGAGCTGCGTGCAGCCAAGAAATCAAAAGCGCCAGATGGAGTCAACATCGATGAGCTGCTCGAGTTCAAGCGCAACTACGAGCAGCAGCAGCTTGAATCCCAAGGCAAGTATCAAGAAGCACGGCAAGCTCTGGAGCAGCAGTTCCGTGAGGCGACGGTTGAAAAGGACCAGCGCATCTCAGAGCTTGAAGCCCGAGTCCGCGAACTAGAGCTTGTCACGCCTGCAGTCACCGCACTGGCTGACATCGTGCATGACCCTGACATGGTGCTCAAGACCAAGCTCAAGCCGGAATCCATCGAGCGTGAAGCCGACGGCACCGTCGTTGTGGTCGACGGCTACGAGCGCAAGCCCGTTGCCGAGTGGGCCAAGACGCTACCGGCATGGATGCAAAAGCAGCCCAAGCCGCAAGGCAGCGGCGCGC